ACCTGTGTCACAAGACCATATTAGTGCTCTTATAGTTTATGGCGATACGCTTCCTAGCGGTTTTGGCTCTAGTGACAGGATTAAAAAAATATATAGCCTTAAGGATGCTGAAAGCTTAGGCATTAACGACACTTATACTGATGAGACTAAGGCAACGGGAGGAGCTGTGGAAATAACTGTCAAAGGAGCCACAGGAGATGTTGAAACGATAAGCCTTGATGGTGCTTCGCTGGGTAGTTATACTATTCTGTCTACAGATGCCACAACGGATGATGTAGCCACAGGACTAACGGCAGCGATTAACGCATTAACCACAGAACATGGATTTTCAGCCGCAGTGAACGGAGTAACAACAGACCAAGTTGATGTGACTGCTCCTGATGGTATGGGAGTGGTTATTAACAGCGGAACAGGAACGTTGGCTTTTGCGAGCAGCGGAACAGGTACTGCTACGGTAACACAATTTACAAGCGGTGTGGGTAGTTTGTTTAAAGCTGTTCATTATCATATTGATGAGTATTTTCGTATTCGTCCGGATGGTGTTCTTTATGTTGGATGGTATGCTCAAGGCACATTTGATGGAGCAGAAATAGAAACCGTACAAGATTATGCAGAAGGAGAGATACGACAGATGGCTGTATATGTCTCTCATGAAGCCTTTGCAACATCACAAGTTGATGCCTGTCAGACTTATACTGCTATTGTAAGAGCTAAATATGAACCGTTGAGTATTATTTTTCACAGCGATTTCAGTGCCGTAACATTAGCAAACGTCACTAACTTAACTACTTTAACGGATAGCGACGTGAGTGTGCTGATAGGAGAAGATGGTAACTGGCATCAATCAGCGTATAGCAATACCCAAAACTACATCCAAGGAGATAAGGTTGTATGGTTAAATAAATCATACATAGCCAAACGCTCCGCTAGTGGCAATGCTCCATATGATACTGATTATTGGAGCGAAGTAAGTGAACGGATACAGGCGATAAATGGTTTCAGTGTGAGTTGTTTAGGAAACGCACTTGGAACAGTAAGTAAGGCAGCCGTTCATGAGAACATTGGATGGGTAGAACAGTTTGCAGTTAATGACGGCAATGTGCTTGATGTGAGCGGATTTGCAACAGGCGACCTATACGACAGCCAGACAACCAGCTTGCTTGATACACTGAATGATTATCATTATGTTTTCCTTCGTAAATACACAGGTCGCAGCGATACATATTATAATGATAGTTACACTGCAATAGCGATTACAAGCGATTACGCCACTATTGAAAATAATAGAGTAATGGATAAAGCTGAAAGGCTGATTTATACCGCAGTAGTGGCTAAACTAAATAGTCCACTTTATGTCAATGCAGATGGCACACTGACAGAGGATACTTTGGCACTGTTTACGAACACAGCCAAGGCACCGCTGGTGCAAATGCAAAGAGATGCGGAGATAAGTGACCTTAGTGTTACAATAGACCCAGACCAGGACGTGCTAACAACTTCAACACTGGAGATTAATGTGGTACTGCTTCCTGTTGGTGTAGCTCGTGACATAGTTATTAATAGTGGTTTCACTACTAAAATAGTTTGATATGGCAGCATTAATAAACGGTAGAGCGTATGATTATACACAAATAATCATCACAGTATTGGATGTTCCTTTGAGCGGAGTAAAGAGTATTAATTACACCGCAGAACAACCTAAAGAAAACAACATGGGAACAGGAAATAAACCTGTAAGCCGTGGTCGCGGAGCTATCAATCCAAGTGGAAGTCTTGAAATAAGCATGAACGATATTGAAGCCATACGAGATGTGGCGCCACAAGGTAACCTGTTGTTGATTGAACCTTTTGATATCATAGTAACCTTTGGAAATCCGCAAAAAGTAGTTAATCACGTTCTTAAAGACGTTGAATTTACCAATGACGGAGTGGAAACCACACAAGGAGATACAGACATTGCTAGAACCTTTGATATTGTAATCAGCGATATTGAGTATAGATGAAAAAAGTAGTTCATCACCTTAAAATAAAGACGCCAAAGAAAGACCTAGAGATAGGTTTGATTGAGCCAGATATTAATGTATATGGTGCCGCTCAGGTTGCAGGAACAAATTCAACAGGTAAGTTCGATATGATAGCTGCTGGCAAATGTATCTTTGATTTTTGTGCTGTTGAAGGAGACATAAAAGAAGTGAAGGCGGATGTGATGGCTTATGCTACGGCATGTCTTGAATCATATAAGTTAATAGGTTTCTATGATAGTGAGATAAAAAAAAATTAAAAAAATACAAAATTAACAGCAATGAGACAGCGGATATGTGGCTTAAAATTAATGCCCTTATCCGCTTTTATTATAAAATAGAACCAGAGAAAATAAGTTTAGATAAACGATGTAAATTAGAACAAGAATTATTTTGGTTATCTGAACAAGGAGTAATTAATATAAAATTAAGCAGAAATGCCTCCTAACAAAGAAGACGTAAAATATATTATCAGTATGCAAGATAAGATGTCTAAGCAATTAGATGTTTTAATGAGCAAAACAAATAAAGCTGATAAAAAAGTAATGTCTTTTGGAAAGACTATTGCTGGTCTGGCTGGTATTGGCGGAGGAGTAATGGCTATAAGAGCACTAGTAAGAGGCATGGCACAGGTAATCAGTGCAGGTGCTGATTTTGGAGCGGAGATGTCAAATGTGCAAGCCTTGACAAATGCCACAGGAGAAGAGTTTCTGAAATTAGAAGAAAAAGCTAAACAATTAGGTGAAACAACTCAATTCAGTGCCAAACAAGCTGCAGAAGGCATGAGTTTTCTAGCCATGGCAGGTTTTGAGTCGAATGAAATTATGGATGCTATGCCAGGAGTATTGAATCTGGCGGCAGTCGGGGGTATTGAATTAGGGCAGGCGGCAGATATAGCATCTAACGCATTATCAGCGTATGGACTAGAAGCAAATAAAATTGGAAAAGTAAATGATATAATTGCGAAAACGATAACATCGGCAAATACCAATTTAACAATGTTTGCTGAGTCTTTTAAATATGTTGCTCCTATTGCCAAAGGAGTAGACGTGCAGATAGAAGAATTATCTGCCTCTATCGGAATACTAGGTAATGCAGGCATACAAAGTAGTATGGCTGGTACAACATTAAGACAGGCCATAGCTAATATGATTACGCCTAGTGGGCAGAAAAAACTCAAGCAATACGGAATCACAGCCATGACCGCTACAGGCAGTCTTAGACCGCTGGCTGATATTATAGAAGACATCAATAAAAAAGGATTACAGACTGCTGACGTGATGGCATTGTTCGGTATGCGTGCAGGCCCTGGGATGCAGGTGTTGATTGATAGTGGAGCAGAAGCATTAAGACAGTTTACAAAAGAATTAGAAAACTCAGCAGGTACCGCTGACCGTATAGCCAGCCAGAAGCTAGATAATTTAAAAGGAGATACTGTAGAGTTTCGTTCTGCTATGGAAGGGTTAAAGATAACTCTAGAGAAGAAGTTTGACCCTCAACTGCGAAAGACAGTTAAGATGTTTACTCGTATGACACGTGGATTGAATGATGTGTTGAAACCGCAGAAGGAATTATCTGAATTGGTTACGTTAGAAAACGTACAATTCAATAGACAGATATCTATCTTGAAAGATGCTAATCTGTCACAAGACGCAAGAAAAAAGCTTATTAGCCAAATAAATGAACAGTATAAAGAATATCTTCCATCCTTATTAACAGAAAAATCAACACTAAAAGACATAGAGGCAGCTCAATTAGAAGCCAATAAACAGTTTCGCATCGGAATTATTCAGAGAGCTCTTAGAAAAGAACTAACTGACATGGCGGAAGCTGACCTTATTATTAAAAATCAACAGGTAGAGAATGAAATTAAATATGCCAGTCTATTACATGATTCGGTGATGATGAGTAAAGACCAAATTGAACATATTAAATTTCAAAGAACTCTATCAGATGGATTAACAGACGGTTTATCAGAACAGTTAAGCACTCAAGAACAAATAGAAGATAAATATAAGCGAATAGCTGAACGATATGGTATATTATTTAGAGAGTTGAATGCTCAATTGCAACAACCTGGAACAAAGACTTTAGAAACACAGATAACAGGAGCTGACAAGGTAGCAGGTGCAGTACAAAAAATAACCAGTGCTGCTCCGAGGATATTTAACATCAATATTGATACGCTTGTAGAGAATATTAATAATAATGTAACAACGTTGAAAGAAGGAATGGCGCAAAGCAAACAGGTAGTAGTAGAAGCGTTGATGGATGCATTAAATCAAACTCAAGTAATAGCACACAGATGAGAGCAAAAAGATTTTCAAAACCCGTAGTTTTAAATGTTCAAAGGCAAGGTAAATTTATTGCGCCTCGCACAGGCATACAAATATTGAAATCTACTTTGTTTAATGCAAATGCAATTGAAGAAGACACGGAGATAGGACGTAGTCAGCTAAATACACCTGTTTATACAAATTTGACGTTCGGGAATGCCAATAAAGAGACGGATGAAAATTATAATCGTTATATTGATTTAGAAGGAAATGAAATACCTTTTACGCCTGTACGCATTGACCATGTCCTGCTGACAATTACAAATACCAAAAACATAATCAAAACAGCCATACAAGGATTAAACGGAACCATTAAGCAATATATCAGTGATGGAGATTATTTAATCACAGCTCGCGGAGCGATAAGCAGTGAAAGCAATCGTTATCCAGCCGATGAGATAACTGACCTTGTTAATATTTGTGAGATACCTAGCGAAGTGTGGGTAACAAGTAATTTTCTAAGCTTATTTGGGATAGAATATGTTGTTATTGAGGATTTTGATTTTCCTGAGATAGCAGGTTTTCGTAACAGACAAGAATTCACAATAACAATGAGCTCAGACATACCAATAGATTTGGAGGATATAATACAATGATAACACCTGTCTGCAGATTATACTTTAGCCGTGATGAGGTGTCAACTTATACTTTTAAGTTTGTGCATCAATTAACTATTGTGAAAAATTGGGAATCATTGATTACAAAGGCTGAAATAAAAATTGTTAATAAGTTTAGAGAGGCGAATAAACGTGCAAATATTGAGATATTGGAAGGTGATAAGGTAAGTATTTATTTAGGTTATGGAGTTGATGTGGTGCAATATTTTATTGGTTATGTTAGTAGTGTACAGACGAGTGATGTTATAACGGTGAAATGTGAAGACCCTATGTACCTGCTAAAACAAAAAACCATCACATATTCAGCACAAAATCTAACACTTAAAACTTTTATTGATGCTATATTGGACGCCGCTTCACTGGATTTAGATTATGAGCTTATAGATAATGATTTGATTATAGGAGCTTTTCGTATTTCTAATGCCACTGTAACTAAGGTGCTTCATAAGTTAAAAGAATACGGGCTGTTTGCAAGATTTGTAGGTGAGACTCTCACGGTAGATACTCCTTATGATATCACTCTCACGGAAGCACAAAGAGCAGAACGAAACTTAGTTTATAAATTCCAAACA